GGCTCTTACGAGTGGTGCAGGTGGCATCTCGATGACGGGTGATGCCTCTGGCATTTTAAACTTAAATAGTAATGGAACTAATGTTGTTGCTGTGACCAGCGCGGGTGTGGCTGTGACTGGTACTCTGAGTGCTACAGGTGCGATTACAGGCTCAAGCACTGTAGCTGGCTCCACAGGGATACTCTATCCTTTGACAAGTGGAACAGCAGTAGCTAGTACATCAGGTACAAGTATTGACTTCACAAGCATACCTAGCTGGGTAAAGAGAATTACTGTGATGTTTGCTGGTGTTTCTACTGCAGGGTCTGGAATACTAATTCAAATTGGCGCTGGTTCTGTTACAACATCTGGATATATATCTACTGGTAATCAGTACAATCAAGCTAACGGCACAAATGGCATTAGTTCAACTGCTGGGTTTGCTATGTTTACTAGCGCAGCAGATATTATTTCTGGAATAATGACAATTAGTGCTTTAGGTTCAAATATATGGGTTAATTCGTTTGCTGGTAAAAGAACTACTACCGAATGTATTTCTGGCGGCGGTAATGTCACTCTTGGAGGCACACTAGACCGAGTTCGTTTTACCACAGTAAACGGCACGGATGCCTTTGATGCCGGAACAGTAAATCTGCTTTACGAATAGGAGCAAATAATGGAACGCACAGAAGTAAATTGCCTAACAGGTGAGATAAAAGTAATCCAACTGACAGCAGAAGAAATTGCTGCATTGCCGATTCCAGTACCACCAACCTACGCTGAACTACGCGCTGCTGCCTATCCACCAATAGTAGACCAGCTAGACACCATATTTCACGGTGGTCTGGATGCTTGGAAAGCTGAGATACAGGTCACTAAGAATAAGTATCCTAAGGAGGTAGCATAATATGGCGATTATAACCATCTCAGGGAACACTTCGGGGTCGATTAGCCTCTCCGCGCCTGACATCAGTGGCAGTAACACACTAACTCTACCAGTTGCTACCGACACCCTAATCGGGAAAGCCACGACTGATACGCTGACGAATAAGAGCATAGCAGCTACTCAGTTAACTGGAACTATTGCAGCAGCAGCATTGCCAGCGGGGAGTGTGTTGCAGGTTGTTAATTCTAAAACGGGCGCTGTTGCAACTGGAGCAACAACAATTCCATACGATAATACTATTCCTCAAATTACTGAGGGATTTCAAGTTTTGTCTTTAGCGATTACCCCAAAAAGCGCAACGAGTAAATTACTATTTGAAGTTGTTGTAATTGCTGCTGTTAGCGCACCTTATGTTATTTCCACAGCATTATTTCAAGACTCAACAGTAAACGCTATCGCTGCTGGTGGAGCGTATGAAACAACTGCTAATGGCATAGGGCAATATCCCCTAAATCATTTTATGACAAGCGGAACAACATCATCAACTACATTTACTGTTAGAGCTGGAATGTCTGGGGCTGGAACAACTACTATTAATGGTCAAGGGGGGGCGCAACTTTATGGCGGAGTAGCTTCAACCTCAATCACAATCACGGAGATAGCAGCATGATTAACTATTCTCAAATACTTACACTCAACTATGCTGGCACTCAGTGGGCTTTATACGGTGAGGAATACTCTGGTCTAGAATGGCTAGACTCCACTCCAAAGCCAACACAAGCTGAACTTGATGCTCTATGGATACCTACACAAGAAGCCGATAGCAAAGCAGCTAACAAAGCCACAGCATCATCACTACTTGCCGGCACTGACTGGACAACCATAGCTGACATAGGGCTACCAACAGCCAATCCTAGACTATCCAATCAGGATCAGTTCATTGCTTATCGCCAAGTGATTCGTCAGATTGCTGTCTACCCACCTGCTGGTGAAGTGGTCTGGCCTACACCGCCAACAGAAGTTTGGAAAGGAGAATAATATGGCACTAATTTTGGATGGAACTACTGGCGTACCAGTAACCACAGTAACAGGAACACTCCCAGTAGCTAATGGCGGCACTGGAGTTACTACTAAGACTGGTACTGGTGCTGTAGTGCTGGGTACTTCACCTACTCTAACCACACCAACCATCGACTCTGCTCAACTAGCCACTGTATCCGGTACTGCTCCGTTGTATATGTGTCGTGCTTGGGTAAACTTCAACGGCACTGGCACTGTGGCTATTCGTGCCAGCGGGAATGTGAGTAGCATTACGGATAATGGTACTGGTGATTACACGGTTAACTTTACGACTGCGTTGGTGGATGCTAATTATAGTTTTGCGGTAAATGCAGGAGCGCCCGGTATTGATACCTCATTTGTGGAAGCGCCTAGAGTTGCGCTAACTACAGCGGCATTTAGGTTTAGAACTTTTGGGTACAACAGTTTGACAATAATAGATTCGTCTATTTGCTCAGTCGCCATCTTCCGCTAATAAGGATAAACAAAATGACCCAAGTAATAATCTACAACCAAGACAACGGCACAGTAGCCATCATCCGTCCAACGGAAGAAGCACTTGCCGCAATGACCATTGAACAGATAGCAGCTAAAGACGTGCCTGCTGGCGTACCCTTCCAAATCGTGGATGCTGCTACTATTCCAAGCGATAGAGCGTTCCGTAATGCGTGGAAAGAAGACCTCACAGTTGATATGCCGAAAGCACAAGGCATCACAAAAGAACGCCTCCGTGTTGAACGCGCTCCACTGCTAACAGCATTAGACGTACAGTACCAACGCGCACAAGAAGATGGCAGAGATACCACCATTATCATCTCAGAGAAACAGCGTCTCCGTGACGTTACTAAGCTTGCAGATAAGGCTACGACACTGGATGAACTCAAGGCGTTATCGGCATGACCTTTGAACAGTGGTTTGATTCTTTGGAGGGTGGATACGACAGCTATAAAGACCTTCTGCAAGAGGCTTACGAGGCTGGAGCAGAAGAATCATCTAAGAAAAAATTAGAGGAATAGCATGACCATTAAAGACAAAGCTAAGAAGGTAGTAAGCACGGTTGATGAAGCTATCGTTAAGACTGACTCCACCGTAGATCATGCGCTTGACCTTATCAAGTCCTCAAAGAGAACTGTTCTCATCATTATCTTAATCGTTGGACTCATTATTTGGATGGTATAAATGGACGGTCAGATGATAATCAATCTGTTGGCGGGGTCTGCACTGGCTGTAATAGGCTGGTTCGCTCGTCAACTTTGGGATGCAGTGGAGAGATTAAAGTCTGACGTTAAGGATATCGAGATCTGTCTCCCTTCTAACTATGTCCGTAAACAAGATATGTCTGCTTTTAAGCACGACATGGAAGTCAGGTTTGATAAATTAGAAGCGATGCTGGCCAGAATTTTCGAGAAGCTCGACCAGAAGCAAGACAAGTGAAACGGGCTGTACATTCGAGGACTCTTTGGCTCAATGGATCTATAGTTCTTTTGCTTGGACTGATAGAACTGGCTGCGGCTACCTTCTCTGTGTATCTTCCTCCGATAGCATATTCAATATTAATATTCATATCCGGTGCCGGTAACATGGTACTCAGATGCTATACCAATCAACAGCTGGTCAAATGATAATCCTAAAAGACTACTTCAATACCAAGACTGCGGAAGTAACTCCGGCCATAAGTCTCAATGGTCTTGACCTTCTGTACAAAGTTAATCGGTTACTCGCAGACTATGTCACCAAGGGTAACGTATTGCGAGTCAGCCCAAAGACTGGGTGCCTGATCTCCGGAAACAAGGATGGCGATGGCGGATTCAGATTGCAGTCATCCAAAACAGGAAGTCCTAACTCTGCCCACAAACAGGCCCTGGCTGTGGATATCTACGACCCTCAAAACAAATTAGATGACTACCTGACAGATGAGATACTAACTAAGTTTGATTTGTATCGCGAGGCACCAGAGTCTACCCTGGGATGGTGTCATTTAAGTACCCGGAAACCACCTTCGGCGAGAAGAACTTTTAAACCTTAGTGCGTATAATTATGTTAAAGTAGCCTTTATATTTGGAGGCTGCTAATGGGAAAGCGTATTGATTTGATAGGAAAAGTAATTGGGTGTTTAACTGCAGAGAGTATTGCTAAAAGCAGAAAAGTTAAAAGCGGAAGTAAGGGATACTGGAACTGCAAATGCTCTTGTGGAGAAATGGTTGTAAAGGGTGCGAATAAGTTAGTACGCGCTTTACATGGTTATGTACCAACACCAAAATATTGTTCTATAAAATGCAAACTAAAAAATGAAACTCTTGTATGTAGTTGTGGAAACAAAACTTCAGTGCCGGTTTTTAGGGCAAATAGGATCAGGAAGTCCTCTGGAGAATGGAGGTGTAAAGAATGCGCATCAAAGGCAGTTGGCTTAATAAATAGAGGAAGAATAGCATCGAACAGGATTCCTAATGCAGGAGGCGGGTTTAATAGTTTATTTTATTCCTATGCTAAACGTGCAAAAAAGCAGGATTTAGCATTCAATATTAGCAAAGAACTGTTTTCTAGTATGACAAAATGTTTATGTCATTACTGTGGATCAGAACCAAATGCTGAAAAATGGTCGAATGGTGACACCAGCAAAAGGGCTGGTATCCTACCTTATATTTACAATGGCATAGACAGGATTGATTCTAATAAGGGTTATGAAGTTGGAAACATTTTAACTTGCTGCAAGGTATGTAATTATATGAAGCTAGATCACGATTATGATTTTTTTATTGGCCACATAGATAAAATAAATACACACATGGCAGTTAAGCAGAAACCATAATGCCGTTCCTAATTCCAATCGCAGCCAAAATATCAATCGCTCTAACGCTCGTCATTGCGTTATTTTCATCCGGCCTATACGTTGGTAACCGTTTAGGAATATCATCGTGCCAGGAGGCTGTAATCGACTCGCAGCGCCATAGCCTTGAGGTAAGTGCAAAACAGTCTCAGATATCAGACTCAGTCACCACAAAATACGTTGATCGTATAAAAATTGTGCAGGGTAGGACTCAGGAAATAATCAAGGAGGTTAAAGTCTATGTTAAAGATGATGCCAATACTTATCTGTCTGGGTCTTTTCGGATGCTCCACGATCTCACCATCAAATCTGACCCCAGCATCGGCCCCGGAATTGTTGATGAGACCCCCGTTGCAACTCAAGATGTTGCCGAAACGCTCGTCAGGAATTACGGTATCTGCCACGAAAACTCTACCACCCTCTCTAGTCTCCAAGAATGGGTCAGAGAGCAGTCACTAGTTAGGTAGTTGACCCCTGTCAGATCCTATAAATATACTAATTTATACCTGTTTTGAGATATAGATAGGTATAAAGTATCGATTAAGTCGGGGCGGGTGGAGACATCCCGAAAATGTCTTGCGGGGTCGCGGTCGGGAAACCCGTTTGATCCTCGATAGATAACCGCCTTGGCTTATTTATAAAATGCGTGCTGACCGCAGATTGTAACCAGCTTCAACTTGCTCCAGCTTTTGGGCTTCTCAATCCACGTTGCATGGAAGTGCGTAGCCTCGAACTTCCCATTACCGTAGATAGCAATCCTGGCTGATCGCTCTGCCTGTAGCCACTCTTTACTCTTCACGTTGGGCCGATACTCAGATTTAAGAACTCCTCCATTCATCTTCTCTGGCACCCACGAGAACTGCGCCGGGGCCAGGACCACCTTGGCTATATCGCCATCCGGACCCATTCGGTTCAATGTCACCTGCGCTACCCGGACCTGACAAGGCTCAGGCTCACCTCTGGATTCGTAGAACGTCACTAGGGTCAGCCAGATAAGAAGTTCAGTCATGAGAATCCTCCTTGAAACGTCTAAGTTTAGATTGATCCATCACATATCCATTGCCACGCCCAAGATCTTTAATGTTCTCGTCTTTTCTTAACTCGCTTGAATAGACCCATCCTGGGAAGTTAACTGAGCGGCTTGATACAATTGCCAGAATATATATATCGATAGATGAGTTTTCTTTTAATGTACAAAGAAGTCTACCATTGGGCAAATGAGTAGACTTAACGTCATATTTAAACTTCCCAATAATCCCGTCTGCTGTTCCGCTTCTAGGGGATAACCCAAAATCCGGGAATAGATTTTGATGTTTAGCAAACGCATACTCAGCAGCAAACCCCATTACATCAGAATCAACGCCATCTTGATCACCTTGCTTTACATCAACCACATTAGCAGCACGAGCTATCAATGATCGGCTGCGACCAACAAAATTGATTATCAGCAAATCTTCTTGGGTCAGGACAACTATCATGTATCGGCACCGTCATCTGATTCTTTGCACCAAGTATCGAACTCTTCTGTGTTCTCCTTAGTGTCAGTCCATTTCCATCCAATGAAAATGTAGGTCATCTTTTGGTGAAACCAATTTGGGCGTTTTGCTAGACGTATTCTCATGCCTTCTGTACCACCAATACTCCAATGTCCGGCATATACCGGGGTGTAGTCAATTGGGGTGAACGTGGTATGTTGTGTATCACTCATGTGTTCTCCTTAGAATATCAATCCTATTAGATAACCTATGATCACCATGATCACCACCACCGGGGTGATGGCCAGGAATATCATCAACGCTTCATGGTGACTGAACCGGTGTTTCCATTTATTTTTAATCATTCCGTTCTCCATCAAAATGGAATTCCATCGCTATCTATGTCTGGCCACCCCGTGTCAGCTTGAGCCTTCACTGGGCGGTTATGCGCCTCTGGGGCCGCCTGGCGCTCTCCGGCCTCTGGTGCCTTGCCCAGCATCTTCATCTCACTCACCACGATCCCGGTGGTGTAGCGTTCAACTCCGGCCTTGTCGGTCCACTTCTTGGTTTCGAGTCTACCCTCGATGTAGACACTAGATCCCTTCCGTAGATAATTGGCAGCAACTTCAGCAAGCTTTCTGTAGAAAGTTACGTTGATAAATTCAACACTCTCCTGTTTTTCTCCGGCCTTGTTTTTCCACTGTTCGTTACACGCGATAGAGCAGTTGGCCACAGATTCTCCGGATGGTAGGTGGCGTATTTCTGGGTCTTTGGTTAAGTTGCCGATGCCGATAAATTTATTTACTGATGCCATTTTTACTCTCCTTTTTAGATGCTCTGATTTGACGTACACAAGATGCTACGGTTCCATGGTTCATACATAACAACACTGATATTCGATGAGCCAGGTACAGTTGGCCGGTGTTGGGATCGATCTTACTCATCATAAACTCGATCTCCGGCATTCTGCTCTTTACTGGCTCGGTCCTAACAAACTCCTTCTGTGGGCCATTGCGTAACCTCTGAACCCTTGGCGGAAGATGGTTGTCGGTACGGTACTCATCAATAACTTTTCGGCAATAATAATACCTCAAAGTATGGTTTACCGTGCTGAAAAATTCAGCGATCTGGATCAATGAAACTCCCTTGTCCAGCATCTCCGACATCTCCTTGGCGTTTTTAGAGAATATATTCTTGCGCCCTCTCTTCTCCTCAACACTATCAATAAAGTTACTCACCACCTTTCCAGGGTATGTTCGCTGTAGATGCGCAATTTGAGCCGGGTAGTTGAATACAAGGTCAAGCCTGGTGCTATCGCATACCAGCAGCGGACTGGCCCTGGTGTACTCAACCGCCCAGTGTACGGTCCTTGGGCAGTCTGCGAACATCTCCTCAAGAATCATCATTTCCCCCAGTTTAAAAGTTTTTGATACAACTGATCTGCTTCCCGTAAAAATATCATCACTTCAAGCTCCAGAGCCTTAATGTAGTCCTCATCTCGCTCGACACGGTAAACGTATAGGCTCAGATTGTCCGGCAGATCCGGAGAGTAGGAGCAGAAATCAAACCACTTCCTCCCGGTTATCCATAGGCACCCCTGTATTTGCGCCCGGTGACCAGATGGATACCCTCCGGCCAAGACCGTTGCGGCCTGGATGCGGGGAATAACCGACTTGATCTCGCACCCACCGTCAACTCCAATCAGCCCGTCAGGACTACAGCCAGCCATGACAGATGAGTGTGGAACGAAGCCAACCTCCTCAACCAGATTGCCGGTCGAGGACTCGTATGCCATCCTAGCGAACGGCTCCTGTTCTGTCCCCCTGTCGGTATGGACGTTGGAGAATGATTCCTCTACCTCGCCGGTCAACCGTTCCATCACAATCTTCTCCAGATACTTTCTGCGAGTAAGACCCTGACCCTTAGCCAGGACATCTGAAAAGCATGACGCTGTGGCACGGCCCCTCCTGGCTTCAAACCAAGCATCCGATCCCTGGATATCCATTATTTCACCGCCGCATCGATAAACTCCAGGTGCTTCAAGAGAACCGCCTTGATCCTTGCATGAGCAGTCGGATCCTGTATCACAGTACAAGCATGAAGAGCCTTCTGCCATTCGGCCTTGGCTTGTTCCTTTGTCAGAGTGGCCTCGATCTTGGCCTTGAAGTCACCTATCTGCCGTTCGGACATAACCTCAACTTCTTTTTTATCGTCCTTTTCTATTGCCTTGTTGCCATCGTCATCCTCCGGAGCAATACCGACCATGGCTGACAGGGCATACCTGCGAGCATAGGTTATTGCAGATCCAACTCCATGCGCATCGGGCTTTGCAATGGGCATTACAAACCGGCTGCTGATCCACTGACCTGACGAGTGCATGAGTATTGTCTCGACAGCTATCCCTCCAGTCTCACTGACATCGGGCATCTGAACTACAGACAGCTCATTCTTGGCCAACTGTTCGCGGCAAGCATCCCAGGTGGAGGCAAGGTCAGCGTACTTTGCTTTGAAGTGCGGGTTGAGACTATCCTTCAATGCACCCTTTATAGCACCCTGTGCGCGAGATAATGCTGCTGCTAACTCATTTATAGACTCAGACTTGTTCATGTTGTTGCTCCTGTTGTAGTTGTTGTTGATAATTCAGTTCGGTAGAGTCATCGATCCACTGGTCCAGTAACTCAACGAAGTGTTCCTTGCAGACCCACCCACCATCGTTGAGTATGATCATGGCCGCATCACTTACCTGGCTATCGCTAGGCGCATACGATTGATATGATTTCATTTTAGTAATCTCCTTTGTTTATAGATGCTGCCTGACCGCGTCTAGGATCGTCCAGGATCTCGTCCAGTGCGTTATCTTCACCTTTTGATGTGTAGGTACGCTGACGTTCCTCTTGCTGGTCATCTGCCCTCTCAATGATTGCGCGGTACGACTTCAGCAAAGCTTCGCGAGTCGCTGGGTCTTTGATGCTGTTGAAACTCAAAATACTTCTGGCAACTCCAAGCTGGTACTGAGTTACTTGCTGCTCGATGATGTCTTTTAAAATCATTTTAAACTCCGCAGTTATCGATTGATGAAACGAGTGCCAGTGTTAGGACTATCACAGCGATCAGTAAGAATGGGATGGGGTCGAACTCAGGCACCCACTTGTTAAGATCACTTCCGTACTTGTCGTATTTGCTCATTTTGTTCTCCAGTTAATTTAAAAATCTGTTGTTGGTTGCGAAAACAGTTCCGATTGAATAAGAACCGAATTCGCTTTCTACTAAGGCTGCAACCAAACTCGCTCACAATCAGCTTGTTCTGCACGCTTAACGTGGGATCTTCATCCCCCTGGCACCCTATACTCACTATCCGCAACCAACAACCAAATCATATATTGGAACCAAACGAATTGCAACACCATTGGGCATAAATAAATCACTTGCAACTGTACAATTGTTGTGCCTATAATGTGGGATGAACAAAAAAGACCTTATAGAATTGTTGGGGGGAACCGCAGAAAGGGCGGCAACAAAGCTTGGATACAGCCACAGAAACAGTATCCAGCGTTTCCCAGACGTATTGACTTCTAGTCAGGTCAATGTTGTTTTATTGAGAATGAGGGCTGTCAGAATACCTATCCCTCAAAATTGGAGACCGAAATGAAATCACAGAAATTTAGGTTGTTAGAATGGTTAAAGAAGCGCGGCAGTGTCACTCGCATCCAAGCCTATGAGAAGCTTGGAATCTTTGAGTTGAGCCGCCGGTTGTCAGAGTTACAGGCTGATGGCCATATCATAGACCGAGGCTTGCGGGTGTATGTTAAGAACCGGTTCGGAGAAAGCATCCGAGTCAGCAAAGCTTTCCTTATCAAAGCAAAATACTGATATAATCACCCTGCCTGGATTCGTAAACCGGGCAGTCTACGAGGTGTCAAATGCAAACTAATAGTATCTTTTCAGATGGGACCAGGGCGAAACGCCTATACCTCGTTGTGGCTATCGCTTGTCGGGTTACCCCCGGCTCCCATCACAAAGGATATTAATATGATAGATACAATCAAGCAAATACAGTCTCAAAGCGAAACTGAAGTTTATATTTCTGAAAGCGGATGTTTGTGTATTTCTCAAGAAAGTTTTGAGTTCGGCCAAATTGTAATTCATACCATAGCTAAAAATAACATCGACGATTTTATTAAATTATGTATCGAGGTGCAAAATGGCTCGCGCTAGGAATATAAAACCAAGCATTTTTAAGAATGAGTTGCTAGGCACCATGGACCCCCTTATAACGGTTCTGTTTATATCTCTATGGACTCTGGCTGACAAGCAAGGAAGGCTCGAAGACAGACCATTGAGGGTAAGGGCTGAGACGTTCCCGTACCGTGAAAATATAGACATTAACGGTTATCTAACGGAACTTGAACGCACTGGGTTCATCCAGAGGTACTCCGTATCTGGTCAGGCCATAATACAAGTGGTGAATTTTAGTAAACATCAGTCCCCACATAACACCGAAAAGGATAGTGTGTTGCCTAGTTTTCCTGAGGGAGATCATGGAGTTAAAGTGATAACGGTTATTTCACCGTTAGATACCGTTGATTTAACGAAAGCGAAACGCCCTGATTCATTGATTCCTGATTCATTGATTCCTGAGAAGATACATACGCATCTATCGATGCTTCTCGATGTTGGAGTTGAAAATCAAATAGCAAAAGACTGGCTATCAATAAGAAAGATCAAGAGACTTCCTTTAACGCCAACAGCATTCGAGTCGATATCCAAAAAGATTGCTGGTGCAGGTCTTACAATGAACGCCGGTATAAAGATTTGTGTTGAGCAGGGGTGGGCTGGTTTTAGTGCGGACTGGCTTGCAACGGTGCCAGAGTTGAAGTTAAGGGGTCCTCATGTGAACTGGTACGACACGGAAGAAGCAACGCACGAAAGAGCAAGACGGGAAGGAGTGGAAATAATTGATGATCTTAGACTATTACGAGTGAGGTTAAACGATGTTATACAATCAAAGAGGAAGTGAACCGGAGAGCAGGCCGTTTGTTAATTGCTCTGTTGGATCGTGCAGGGGAAGTGCAATACTTGTAGTTAACAAATCAAATGTATGCAGGGAGCATTATGAGAACTTTCATACAAGCGAGGCGTTGAAGTGGAATCAAAAAATGGGTCTTGATACTGTGGATAAGCGTAAGGATTATGTATCTACAAATATCAGACAGACAATTAAATCAATCAAAACAACTGGAGTATAAAATGGCCTCTGAAAATTTCGCATGGGAAACAAAACACGAGATTGCGTTTCTGAATAAGATTGGGACCTGGAGTCCTAACACCAGAGTGAGGAGCAAGTCCAAGCCGGAACTGGTCCAGGAGTACCTGGATACTATTTTTAAACGTAAATACTGGGGTGACATAGACAAGAAAAAGGTCGAGGATCACTGTTTCAACATGATCGCCGGTCGAACCAGTTGATTCACTGGCATGGTCGTAAGTTTGAAATCGTGTCGGAGTCGGTTATAACGGTTCATCCCGACCCATTGCCAAAGAAGAAGGGGGATAGATCAAGAGTCTACCCTCCTTCCTTCCAGTACACAGCAGTCAAAACTAAAGAGGTTAAAGATGAAAGACGAAATAAGCCCGTTCAAAGCACTCGACTACCTGCGAGACAACGCGGAGGAGTATGGGAGGTGTAAGGCGAATGTGATTTATCTCCAAGAGTTCCGTAAATCAAAGAAAAGTCTTCTTATGAATCAGTCGGATCTGAAGACTGAGTCTGCGAAGGAGGCGTTTGCTTACGCTCATGAAGAGTACCAGGACCACTTGGCCACGATCCGTGCTGCCATCGAGGAATACGAAACGATGAGGTGGATGATGATCGCAGCCCAGTGTAAAGTTTCTGTTTGGCAGACGTTAGAAGCGACTGCACGAATAGAAATGAAGGCTTCTAATATATGAAAAACATTCCTGCATATAAAAATTATTCCATTAATGAAAATGGAGAAGTTTGGTCACATAATTGGAATAGGTTAAAAAACCAATTTGTATTAAGGAATGGATATAAAGCAGTTTCTTTATCAAAAGATGGTAAACAAAAAAACTACACTATTCATAGCTTGGTTTTACTTACTTTTTTAGGAGATCGGCCATCACCAAAATATCAGGCTATGCACTTAGATGGCGATAAAAAAAACAACTCATTATCCAATCTGAAATGGGGGACAGTAAGAGAAAATCATTTAGACAAAAAAAATCACGGAACTTTTCAAGAAGGTGAAAAGCATGGGATGCATAAATTAAATAAAGAACAAGTATTGCTAATAAGAAACAGTAGTTTGTCTCAGGTTCATTTTGCCAAATTGTTTTCTGTTACACCACAGTGTATAGCCTATGCCAGAAACATAGGGTGGAAAAGTTTAGATGAGAAACCGGCATGACCAAGTATTGTATGCAATGCCGGAGAACAAAAGACTATAGTAACCCTCCGCTCTGGGCAACCAAGCTTAACAAGTGGGGCAAGGTAACCCGCAAGATCTGTCCTGACTGCGTAGCCGGTGCCAAGAAGTATAGCGTTCCAGGGAAGTATGAAAGGCAATAAGTCTAAAGCTGTAAAAAGCAAACGATGCGTAATTTGCAAAACTGAATTTTCCCCCCGCGCCACCACGCAAGCTGTCTGTGATTTTGGATGCGCTATCGAGTTGAATCTAATCAACCGACAAAAGAAAGAAAACAAAGAAAAGAAGGAAAAGAACGCGGAGATTCGCAAAGCTAGAGCAGCTATTAAAGATAAAGACCGCAGGGCATGGCTTAAAGAGGCCCAGGTTGCGTTTAATAAGTGGATTAGGGTCAGAGATAGGGAGTTGCCCTGCATCTCGTGTAATCGCTTCCACGGTGGCCAGAACCATGCGGGACATTTTCTCCCGACATCCACCAGATCATCTCTCAGATTCCATCCGGACAACGTCCACCTTCAGTGTCAACCGTGTAACTGCCATCTCCATGGTAATATCGTGCCATACCGCCAGGAGTTACTGAGAAGGATTGGTGCCGAACGGTTAGAATTTCTGGAAGGGGTCCATCAATCAAAATACTGGTCCATCCAAGAGTTGAAGGAGATTAAGATTAAATACACTCAACTTATAAAAGGATTGGATGATGAGCGATGAGGCTGATTTAGGTAACGAACAGATGGAAAAGGATCTCGATTACGCACTGAGGGCGGCAAGAAAACCCTTGAGACCTGGGCGGGCCGGTGACTGCGACATTTGTGGGGAGTGGAGCGGGAGGTTAATCGAGGGAGCCTGTTCATATTGCAGGGAAAAATACAAATTACCTTGAGACATTTTGCTAGACATTTGCCACCCCTTATCTGCCTTGTGTATTAAAATCAGCGGTGTAGAATGAGAGTGCATTCATGTTATGCACGGCGGGAAAGGCTCATGTGAAACCGTGTTGATACTCCAGAACGATTTGGGCAATCGACTTAATGAGCAATGCCCTCCCCTTTACGGAGGAATTATGCCAAGTGTCACAATGAAGCAAGCCAGGATGATGCAAGCTGCGGCTCATAACAAGGAGTTCGCAAAGAAAGTTGGGATACCTCAGTCAGTTGCTAAAGACTTTAATAACGCTGATAAGAAAAAAACCAATTGGCACAGTGTATTCGGCAAGAAGTAGTGGGTAAGAAGCCAAGCAAATTCGTAGCGGTTAACGAGTTCGGTTGGAGAATTGGCCAGGACCATCATAATTCCAAATTGAGTAATGATGACATCGATCACATCCGAGACCTCAGAGAGGATCTGGGACTAAGTTACTCAGAAATTGCCAGACGTTATTCAATATCCGTGGCGGGAGTCCAAAAGATTTGCAACTACACCCGCAGATCTCAATCAATAGATCACTTCAAAAAAATACCATGACAAAAGTTAAATCGACTGTGATAGGAAGACCGACTCTACTTACAGAGTCAATGGCCGATGCTATATGCGACCGTATGGAGACCGGCGAAAGTCTGAGATCAATCTGCCGGGACGATGCATTCCCTACGGTTGGAGCAGTAATTAAATGGCTGGCGAACGATGCAAATAAGGCCTTTAGATTACAATACGCTCACTCTCGCCAGGTGGGGCTTGAGGTCATGGCCGATGATACGTTGAACATTGCCGATCAAGAACCTGTAAGGACTGCTGATGGGAAGATCGATAACGCCGGTGTCCAGCACCAGAGATTGAGGGTTGATACCCGAAAATGGATACTCTCCAAGCAATTGCCGAAGGTCTACGGTGATCGGACGATCCTTGCTGGTGATGAAGATGCACCCCTTAATCCTCTGACGAACAACGAACGCGCAGCCCAGGCTGCTAAGATCATCAACGAAGCAGTCGAAAGGTCTAAGCTTGATCAAGATTGATCCAGATATTCTAAAGTTTCTAACTCCAGAAGAACTGGCCGAACTGGACCAGTTGCTTCAAACAGACACTGTTGTTTGGAGACCACTGCCCGGCCCGCAGTCCATGGCATACCACTCTAAGGCTGACATTATTGGTTACGGTGGCGCAGCCGGTGGAGGTAAGACGGATCTGGCGGTAGGAAAATCTCTCACCAAACACCAAACGGTTGGCATCTTCCGCATGAACGGCACCGAGTTGACCGGGGTGATCGACCGCTTCACAGATCTATTGGGCAATAGGATAGGATTCAATGGAAAGGACAATATCTGGAGGCTAAAGAGGCCTGATGGCCAGCGGGTCCAGGTAGAATTCTGTTCGTTCCCAAACCCCGGTGACGAGAAGAAGTATCAGGGTAGACCTCACGATTTCCTGGTGTTCGATGAAGCCGCTAACATGAGGGAGGATCAGGTCAGGTATGTGATGGGATGGTTACGGACCACCAAACCAAACCAATCGTGCCAGGCACTGCTTACATTCAACCCTCCAACCACTGCCGGTGGCCGGTGGATCACTCGATACTTTGCTCCATGGCTAGATAAGACCCATCCAAATCCAGCCAAGCCTGGTGAACTCAGGTGGTATGCAACCGTTGGAGGAAAGGATCTTGAGGTGGTAAGCGGGGAACCATTCGACTTGGATGAAGAGCGCATAACTCCGCAGTCTAGGACATTCGTCCCGTCTAGAATTGGTGACAATCCATACCTATTGAACACTGGATACATGGCGCAGTTGCAGTCATTGCCAGAACCGCTACGATCTCAGATGCTGAATGGTGACTTCCAGGCTGGTATTGAAGACAACCCATGGCAAGTGATCCCCACAGAATGGATCGATCAAGCCATGAAGCGGTGGAGGAGGCCGGAGAAGCTTGCTC